CGCTATTCACGGCGCTAAATCGCGACACCATGGAATTGTACAGCGAGCTTGTGCCGTTCGACGCCAGCCTCGCACAGGAAATGTCTGACCGTGCCGTTGCCGTTGTGCGGGCATCTGAGGCTCGCGAGTTGCTGCCACGTGCTGCCGCAGAGCCAACAGCAAAACTTTGCTGTGGCGGCATGGCGGCCGGCAAATGGCATGGCACCTGTGCCTGGGCAAACCGGTGTTGGAAAGGGACAGCCGCATGAGCGACATCCAATTGACAGACGAGCAGCATGCCGGTGTGAAACGCATCGTCCAATGGTTCCATAATGAAACCGGCCATCAACAGGTCGCGCGTATTTTCGGCTATGCAGGCTGCGGTAAGAGCACGATCCTGCGGTTTATTCTCGACGAGCTCGGCCTTTCACCTCACCGCAGTGCGCAAAACGGCACTTGCGTGCCAGGCGTCGTTACTGCCACATTCACCGGCAAGGCTGCGCTGGTTCTTACACGCAAGGGCACACCGGCACGCACTATTCACAGCCTTATTTATTCCGCCATAGAGGCAACCAAAGAAGAAATCACTGCGGCGGCCCAGCGTATCCGTGACGCCGAAGGAGACGCCCGACTGCTCAGCGGCTTCGACCGTACAACGGCAGAGGCTGCCATTGAAGCCATGCGCCAGGCGTTATCTACCATGAAGCATCCGCGGTTTGCGTTGAACCCGCAGAGCGATGCCGCCGATGCAAAGCTTATCGTGCTTGATGAGGTCTCAATGGTTGGCGAGAACATGGCGCGCGATCTGATGAGCTTTGGCAAGCCAATCCTCGTTCTCGGTGATCCCGGACAGCTGCCGCCGATCAAGGGCAAGGGTGCTTTTACCAACGAAGTGCCTGATGTCATGCTCACAGAAATCCACCGCCAGGCGGCTGAAAGTGCCATTATTCGCATGTCCACTATGGCGCGCAATGGCGAGCCGATTGGCTTTGGCACCTACGACGCGCATGTGGCCAAACTCCGTAAAAGCGACATCACACCAGAACAGGCATTGCACGGCGGTCAGCTGATTTGCGGCATGCATGTGACGCGCCTGCAGCTCAACAACGCCATGCGTGCTGCCGCTGGGCTTGGCGGCACATGGTTACCAACGGGCAAAGCGGAAAAAATCATCTGCCTTAAAAATCAAAACAACCTTGGCTTGATCAACGGCATGTTCGTCACCCTCGAAAATATTGTCGATGAGGGCAGTTTGTATTTCTCAGCTGAAGTAACGGATGAGGACGGATGCCGTGTTGGCCCACTGGATCGTGATGGTCAGCCAGGCCGTCTGCGCATCTACAAAGGCCATTTTGAAGATCACATCGCCTTTGACAGAAACCGCCATGACCGCGATTGGCAGAATAAACGCCACTTGACCGAGGCGACCTTTGGTTGGGCGATCACAGCCCATAAAGCACAAGGATCGCAGTGGGAGAATATCATCGTCTGGGACGATGGCATTGGACACACGGAGACCGACCGTCGGCGTTGGCTTTACACGGCTATTACCCGCGCCGAGCGTGGGTTGGTTCTGCTGGCATGAGGTGCGCAATGATTGACCTGAATGATGTAGCAGTTCCAAGGCAACGTCATGACCTTGCGGCAATCAAAGAGCGGCTTGCTGTCTCCTCTGCCGATTGGCTGCCGGGGCTGTTCCCAGAGGCGCAACTGTCCCGTGATCGCCGCACGTTACGCTGTGCCGATCTTTCCGGACGTGCACCACGCAAGGAAGGTTCATGCGTCATTTATCTCGAGGGTGCTTATGCAGGTTGGGGCTTCGACTATGCCACCGACGAATGTGCCGGTCCAATTGATCTCATCGCGCGTGCCACCGGGTTGGAAGGCCTCGCACTGTTCGATGAAGCGGCACGGATGGCCGGCATGCAAAGGCATTCAGCATCACGGCAAGTGCATTATACAAAACCTGATCATTCAGCCGAGATTGCACGATTGCTCGCCGGATGTGTCCCTCTCGCAGGCACGCCCGGCGAAACGTATGTCAAAGAGCGTAGGCTTTCAGATCCCGGATCGCCTGATCTGCTATTCCATCCGGATCTCACGGATTATGAAAGCCGCCGTGGCTGGCCAGGTCTGATTGCTATACCACGCCTGCCAAACGGAGACAGAGCAGCTGGTGTTCATCGCACATTTTTACTGGATGATGGCAGCGGCAAGGCGCCGTCGGGCAAAAAGATGCTGGGCAGCGTGAAAGGGGCCGTTGTCAGGCTATTCCCGATGCCGGAGAATGGGCATATCGGTATTGCTGAAGGTATCGAGACGGCCCTTGCCGCTCATGCGATATTCGGCACACCGGTTTGGGCGGCACTATTTGCGAACGGTTTGGCTCAGTTTCAATGGCCCGAAGAAACGCAGCACGTAACTATTTATGCCGACGCTGGAGATGCCGGCCGACAGGCAGCTGCTACGCTCTCTGATCGATTGAATGTCGCCGATATTACGAACACCATTGTCTGGCCGCTGCATGGTGACGATTTCAATGACGATCTGTTGCGCAAGGCACGGGTCAAAGACTACGACAATCAGACTTTACCCGCACACTTTTCAGAAATTACCGAGGCCGTTGCTTCAAGTGTGCCAGCCGCGAATGACGCCGACACTTTGATGGCTGTTGCCGACACGCTCACCAATCCACCCGAAATGGAACCGCTATCGAAGCTGCTTGGCCGCATTGCGCTGGCGCGGCTTGATCCTTTGCCTGAACGCCAACTGCTCGACCGCATTAAATGTAGCACCGGTATTGCTGTCTCGATTTTAACAAAGCAAATGGCAGAACTCCGCCGACGTGTGACCGCAACCGGCAATCCAAATTCTCAGATACCAAAGCCCGCATGGTATGGCCGGCTACGGCTTGACATGGCAAACAGCCCTGAGCGCAACGAAGCCAATGTCATGATCGCACTCAATTCTGACCCGACCTTCGCTGGCGTTCTGGCCTTCGATGAGTTTGCCCAGAAAGTTATTGTCCGTCAGCCGTTGCCATGGGATAACAACGACGCAAACTTACCACGCCCCTGGGAAGACGGCGATGACATTCGCACTGCCGAATGGTTGCAGCTCCGAGATGTGAATGTGGCGCCGATGGTTGTTGGTCGCTCCGTTAATGCCGTCGCCCGTGACATACGCATTCATCCGGTGCGCGATTGGCTTGATACATTGTGCTGGGATGGCACAGCTCGCATTGAAACTTGGACCAGCACATATCTTGGTGCTGAGGCCACCACATTCCACCAGACCATAGGCGCGCTGTGGCTTATCTCGGCTATTGCTCGTATTTACAGGCCGGGTGTCAAGGCTGATCACATGCTAATTCTCGAAGGCCCGCAAGGCGCGCGCAAATCAACAGCGCTCAAAGTGTTGGCCGGCGAGGACTGGTTTACAGATGAACTGCCGGACATCGGCTCCAAGGACGCCGCAATCCACATGCAAGGCGTCTGGATCGTTGAGATCGCAGAACTTGATGCGATCGGTCGTGCTGAAGTTTCAAGGATCAAGGCATTTTTGACACGCACAACTGATCGGTTCCGGCCGCCTTACGGACGTTATACCGTTGAGGTGCCCCGCCAGTGCGTGTTTGCCGGTACTGTCAATCCTGATACGTATCTTCGTGATGAAACCGGCAACCGGCGCTTTTGGCCACTATGCTGTGGGACCATCGACATCCCAGCGCTGGCTCGCGATCGTGAACAGATCTGGGCTGAAGCGGTGCACCGCTTCCGCGAAGGCGCGATTTGGTGGATCGAGGACAAGGAGCTGCTGACCGAAGCCCGGAAAGCTCAGGATCTTCGCTATCGGGTTGATGCCTGGAATGATCTCATCGAGCATTGGCTCACACACGAAACACGTACTATCACGAATGGCGACCTAAATTTTAACACCAAACGTACTGCCAGCATCAAACGGCAAGAGCCTTTGACCGATGTTTCTATGGGCGAAATCCTCACGGAAGCTATCGGCATTGAACCAGGAAGGTGGACACGAAGCGATCAGACACGTGTTGCCGATTACCTGAAAGCAAACGGTTGGAAGCGAGAGCAGGTGCGAATTGGCTCAGGCAGTAAAGCATCTCGTGTGTGGCGATACCGCCGTCAGCTTCAATAGAACTGGCCGGGGTTAAAAAGCTCATCCAGCACGGCCACACCACACCCAAACAACCAGTCAAGATTGGCGCTGCCCCATGGTATCTGTCACCAACCTCCCTTTGTCACCAACCTTGTCACCATCCTTTTGCTGAGGTTGGTGACAGAAAAAGCGCTTTAATTTCAACGTTGTCACCAACCTATAGCAATGTCACCAACCTTTTCTATAACAATTACGTAGGAGCATAAAAGTTGTAAAAAACATATGCTTCATAGTAGAAAGAAAGTCTTTTGAGGTTGGTGACAAGTTAGGTTGGTGACAAATGACCTTAACTTATTGAATTATATTAGTTATATCTTGTCACCAACCTCTGGCGCAATTGATTGAGGTTGGTGACAAATCAAACACTGCAGCTGTTGGTGCAGCAGATCTTTATGATAGACGGCGTGCCATGAGATGGAAACTTGAGCTATGCGAAGAGAAACAATCCGGTCGATAGGCCATTTACAGCTTTGATCTGTGTGAGGGTTTAGATGCTTATGTGAGCGTTGGAACAAACCCTCACACGAATAAGTCTCTGAAAACAAATCTGAATGTGAGGGTTGTGAGGGTATGTGAGGGTTTTTCAACCCTTACGCATGTGTGCACACGCGTGCGCATAAAAGAAAAGGCCGCAAAACCCTCACAACGCTCACGACCTTCACAAAGCCCTTGTAATTAAACGTTTTATTCGTGTGAGCCTTTACTGATAGGCTCACAAAAGGCTCACAACCTCAAGGGTCGGCAAAAAAATAGCTGCGACACGCATTTTTCTTGATTCAGGAAGTCTGTCATGTTTTCGTCCTGTTGACCAAAGCCGAAGGCCCACTCCAACACGTGAGCCTTCAACATGAACGCACCAATTCTCACACGGGATATCCACCCTGAGCCTTGCAGCAATCCCAGGCCCTGCATTCTCGCGCTGGACCTTGGCACCCAGACGGGCTGGGCGATCCGCAATACTGACGGACTGATTACCAGCGGTACTGTCAGCTTCAAGCCAAGCCGGTTTGATGGCGGCGGCATGCGGTATTTGCTGTTTAACAAATGGCTGGCTGAGATCGAACGGCTGTCAGGGCCTATCGCAGCAATCTGGTTTGAGACAGTGCGCCGTCATGCCGGCACTGACGCGG